CCGAGAAGCGTTTGACCTGTCAGAATTCAAGCAGTATGCTTTTACTACTAACGATCAGGCGCACGACCTTTACTTTTGGGGTGTCAAATGAAAGACGGACTCTACGCAAACATCAATGCCAAGAGAGCAAGGATCAAGGCAGGTAGTGGTGAGAGGATGAGAGCGCCAGGTAGTAAGGGCGCTCCCACCGCAGCAGACTTTAAGAAGTCAGCAAAAACAGCCAAACGAAAAACATCAAGATAAGAATAGTCAGTCCTGCTCCCGCTAGCATTCCTGCAACAAACAGGATGCTCACTCGACTGCGCTACTAGGTAAGTAGCCCCTGATCTTTTCCAGACTCCAATCTGTCGCATCATGCACCGCCAGCAGATAAGTTGGCGTAAATGTCATCTTGCCATGCCGTAGTCTGCTTAATACGGATGGCGTGATCTCCAAGAACTCTGACAGGTGGCGATCATTCTTTATCTTGAACTCGCGCCTGATAGCATCAAAGATGTCGTTAGGCTGATTGTCTGTTGTTTCTTCTGACATGATCTCTCCTTATGGTGCTGGCGTCAGAGCGCCTTCAAATACATAGGTTCCAACGTGCGCTAGGTGCGCCCAGGGTGCTGCGTGAACTTGACCGCCAGCCTCCCGCCAAATACGGCAGAAGTGGTAATCCTCTGACAGCAAGCGGTTTGTGCCTGGTTCAATGCTGGTAGCAAAGAACTCCTTGATCTCATCAGCCTTGATGTTGCCAGCCAAGTCTGTGACATCGTTGGTGTAGGTTGGCACTTGGTCTGCCAGCTTCTCGAACACTTCCCGCTTGATGATCATGAAGCCTGTGCCGCCATTCCAAATCTCTACAGGTTCATTGACCGGCACTGTTACCTCGCCTGAGTAGCCCACCAGGTTGACCACAAAGCTACCAGTGTGCCACTTCAACTCATCAGGTGACACACCAGCGTCTACCGCCTTAGAAACGCCATACCAGTTGATTTCTTTCTTAGGGTAGATGCCACAGATAATGTCTTTGTCAGCGTCTAGCATAGGGAAGACATCGCCAGGATTAAAGCGTATGTCAGCGTCAATGAAGAACAAGTGGGTGCAGTCAGTCTTTAGGAACTGGTGAACCAATGCGTTACGTCCTCTGGTGATCAGGCTTTCGTTAAACATAAAACTCATCATGGTGGTGATCTCTTTATCACGCATCATGTTGTTGAGTTGCAATAAAGACTGAGCATAGAAGCCGAAACATTGACCGCCGTACATAGGTGTACAAATGAACACTTTTGGTTTAGACATTTTTCCAGACCTTTCCGTTTCTGATGTTGTTTATTGTTTGGCGGCAAACACTAAATTCAATAGAAATTTCTGAGTCCGAAAGCCCTGTTGAAAACAAGTATTTGATGTCTTTAACATCTTCTTTGTTTAATTTAGACATAGGGTTGCGCTCTCCTTTTGTGCTTCGCCCTTTCCTTGCCATATCCTCAAGATTTTGCTTTTGAGTTCCAAGAAATAAGTGCGCTGGATTGACGCAATACACATTGTCACAGGCATGG